AGAGCAAGAAAAAGAGTGGAGATTCCCTTCAGGAGCAAAGATAGAGTTCGGGTACGCAGAGAACATGACAGACGCTTTACGTTACCAAGGGCAATCTTACACATGGATAGGCGTAGACGAACTGCCACAATATCCTTCGCAAGATATATATAATTTTTTAAGATCATCTTTACGTTCAGTTGATCCAGAGATACCTGTGTATATGCGATCCACAGGAAATCCAGGAAACATTGGTTCACAATGGGTACGGGAGATGTTCGTGGACCCTGGTGTGCCAAATTTAGCCTTTGATGTTAATATTAATACACCGAGTGGTACAAGGGTAATTACACGAAGATTTATTCCAGCAAAACTTCAGGATAATCCTTTTTTAACACAAACGGATGATTACTATGTTATGCTGGCTTCTTTACCCGAAGTACAGCGTAAGCAATTTTTAGATGGAGATTGGGATGCATTTGAGGATTCCTCATTCCCTGAATTTAATAAGGCAATCCATGTGGTTGATCCTTTTGAAGTCCCTAAAGGCTGGCAGAAATTTCGTGCTGCAGACTGGGGTTATGCTTCTCCTGCTTGTTGTTTATGGTTTGCTATTGATTATGATAATCATCTTTGGATTTATCGGGAATTTTACACTAAAAAGTTAACTGCAGATGTATTTGCTAAAAAAATTTTAGAACTTGAACGTGGAGAATATGTACGTTATGGAGTTCTAGATGCAAGTACCTGGGCAAAACGTGGAGATATCGGACCAAGTATTGCCGAAACAATGATTCAACAGGGTTGTCGTTGGCGGCCTTCGGATAGAACTCCTAAAAGTCGTATAAGTGGAAAACTTGAAATTCATAAACGATTGAAACTTAGTGATGATAAGAAGAAAGAACCAGGTTTAAGATTTTTTTCTACATGCAGAAATTTAATAAGAACTTTTCCTATTTTACCCCTAGATGAAAATAATCCTGAGGATATAAATACGGATGCAGAAGATCATGCTTATGATGCTTTACGTTATGGATGCATGAGTCGTCCTATACATACAAAATATGCAGAGAGATTTAAGCGTCCTGTAAAACCTATGCAGGAAATGTCAGATAGAATATTTGGATATTGATTATGGCATTAAATGAAAAGGGAAAAAAGATACTAAAAACCATGGTTGAGAAATACGGACCTAAAAAGGGCAAATCTGTATTTTACGCAATGGAAAATTCGGGGAAATTAAAGGGTGTCAAAAAAACGAATAAAAAAACTTCCTGAAATTAACCATAAAAATTTTCCTTATGATCTTGCTTTAATAACATGGGAAGATATAGTATCGTGCTCTGAATGGTCATATATTTCAGAAATAAAAAAATCCAAAACAGCTGTTTGTAGTAGTGTTGGATGGTTAATTGAAAGGAATAATACCACAACAGTTATTATGGCGGATTTAAGTTTTGAAGAAACTAAAGAAATTAAACAAGGAGGGTCGTATACTACGATACCAACTAAAAACATATTGTCAATTAAAAAGATTAAACTATAAAATAATATTATTATGGGAATATTTAAAAAAAAATATAAATCTAAATATAGTGATCCAAAATACTTAAAAAGTATAGGGGCATCTCCAGAATTTTACACAGACAGGGATAAGGGTATTTTACCTCTCGGACTATCAGGTATAGGACTGGCTGCTGGTGCTCTTATAATTAGTACAAAGAATATTATAAGGGATAATAGAAAATATTCTGTTGAACAACAACGAAAAAAAGAAAAGAAAAAAAAAGAAACAAAACAAAAACAAAGTATGACTTCTAATAAAGCATACTCAAGTAAATTTTTTGGACATACAGATAATAAAAACAAATAGGAGAAACCCGTGGTAAAAAAGAAAAAGAAAACAAGAACAGTATCAGATGTCATTGAAGATATCCGAGATTTGCATGAAGAAGAAGAAAACTTATTAATAGAACTCGAAGAGAAAACAGATGATTCTGATCTTGATGAAGGAGAATACTAATGGAAACTAAATTCGATCCAAATACTAAAGTTAAGCAAGGAGATCTTGGTTCAGCACCTGATGGCAAACAGCCAAATCAGGAAGCAACTAATATCGACTTTTCTAAGGATGCACCTGGTAAAGGCAAGTCCAAGAATTACTTAGCATCTGAAGAAGGTTCTTTGTATGAAGGTGGGGAATATGTTACTAAGTCAGGATCAGAGCATGTTCAGAATCCTTTACTTCAAAAGGCTGATAAAGAAAAGTATTAGTTATGGTGGATAAACCTATATATCCAAAAAAGAAACCACTAAATATAGAACGATTTAAAAAGAATTTAGAAATTGTTAAGGAAAGTGGTGGCTTTTTTTCACCAGAATCTAAAGCATGGATTACAAAAGAATACAAAAAGAAGATACCTTTTACTAAAAGTGATTTATACGAAGCAACCAGTATTTCTGGAACAATTAAAAAGGCTAAGAATATATGGAGTGGAATGAAGTACACTGCAGGAAAAGTAAAAGGGTATTTAAATAAATCAGAAAAACCAAAATATAAACAATAAGGAGAAACAATTATGCCATATGGATATAAATATCCTGCAGGTAATGAGATCTATAAAGGAAAGATTAAAAAGGGAGACCTTTCTGATGTTCCTGATGGAAAACTTTATCGTGAAGGATTAGAGATAGATCTAAACAAGAAAATTACCAAGGGTGATTTAGGAAATGATTCTAATGATAGACCAGGTAAGAAAGAAAAAGTGGATAAATCTATTTTTACAAAAGCAGAAGAAAGAGATTACTAATTACAATAAATAAATGGCAAAGAAACCTTATACAGAGGAGTATCACCCTCTTGTAGGACATATTCGAACTAAATTTCAGCAAGCAGAATCATCACGTATTTATGATGAAAAAAGATGGTTAGGTGCTTATAGAAATTATCGAGGACTTTATAGTCCAGAAATGGCCTTCAGAGATAGTGAGAAGTCTAAAGTATTTGTTAAGATTACTAAAACAAAAGTCTTAGCATCCTTTGGACAAATTATTGAAGTTTTATTTGGGACAAATAAATTTCCAGTTGGAATTGAGCCTACTCCAATACCTGAAGAAAGTACAGAGTATGCTCATTTAAAACAAACAGGACAACCTCAGCAACCTCAGCAACCTCAACAGCCACAAGAAGCTACACCACAACAACCTCCAAGTCCTTACGGATTTCCAGGAGACGGTATAGAATTGCCTTTAGGGGCTACGGCAGATTCTTTAATGAAAGATGTAGCCCAAGAATACAAAGCTTTAGGTTTTGATGAAGGACCAGCTCCTGATTTAAAATCAATGCCTCAAATTGAACCTGCAAAATTGGCTGCAGAAAAAATGGAAAAGGTATTGCATGATCAATTAGAAGAAACGGATACAATAAAAATTCTAAGACATGTATTTTTTGAATCTGTTTTATTAGGTACAGGAGTTTTAAAAGGTCCTTTTACGGAAGATAAAACTTATCATTCATTTAAAAAATCTGATGAAGGACAATTATATATTGGAAAAGTAAAACCAGTTCCTAAACTGGAAGCTGTTTCATGCTGGGAATTTTATCCAGATCCTAATTGCACAAATATAAATGATGCGGAGTATGTCATTCAACGTCATTCGTTTAATAGACAACAATTTGCAGATTTAATTAAAAGACCATTTTTTGATATCGATGCTATTCGTGAATGTTTAAAAATGGGTGCAAACTATCAGACACGATCTTATGAATCTTCACTCTATGATCGTGAGAATATAGAATCTTTATATAAAAATAGATTTGAAGTTTTAGAATATTGGGGAATTTTAGATAAACGAATATGTGATGAGATCGGATTTAAACATAAAGATGAATTAGATGTTGTCCATGTAAATGCATGGATTTGTGGAAATAAAGTTTTAAGAATTATACATAATCCATTTACTCCTGTAAGAATTCCTTATATGATTTGTCCTTATGAATTGAATCCTTATCAGTTTTTTGGAATTGGAGTCGCTGAAAATATGAGTGATTCCCAACAGATTATGAATGGCCATGCAAGAATGGCAATTGATAATTTGGCACTGTCTGGAAATTTAGTTTTTGATATTGATGAAACTTTACTGGTACCAGGACAGGATATGAAAGTATTTCCTGGAAAAATATTCAGAAGACAAAGTGGACAACCAGGAGCTGCTATTCATGGATTAAAATTTCCAAGTACTACTAATGAAAATATGATGATGTTTGACCGCTTCAGGCAATTAGCCGATGAAGCTACGGGTATTCCATCTTATTCACATGGAACAACAGGAATACAATCAACAACAAGAACTGCAGCAGGTATGTCTATGTTAATGGGAGCTGCAGCCTTAAGTATTAAAACGGTTATCAAAAATATTGATGACTATCTATTAAAACCTCTAGGTCAGAATTTATTTTATTGGAATATGCAATTCAATAATGAACTTCCAGAAATAAAAGGTGATCTTGAAATTAAAGCAAGGGGGACTTCTTCATTAATGCAAAAAGAAGTAAGGTCTCAACGGCTAGTAACCTTTATGCAAACTGCATCGAATCCAACACTGGCACCGTTTGTTAAATGGCATACTATTTTAAAAGAAATTGCAAAATCTTTGGATATTGATCCTGATCAGATTATAAATGATCCAGAAAAAGCTGCAATTTTTGCACATATAATGGGGGTAGCTAATGGAAAAATTGGACAAGCAGATCAGGGGATTAACATTCAGCCCGCAATGGCAGGTAATGGAAAAATACCTTCAGGAGCTTCAACACCAACTTCAACTGGAGTTGGAGGTGGCAACATCGGAACAAGCAATGTTCCGTTGCCAGGGGAAGCTGGGTTTAGTTCGCCAGATGTTGAACCTTAAATCACAATTACAAAAGGATAAATTACATGGCACAACAAGGACTTAAACAAGATGATCAGGGTAATTGGATAAATTATAATATATCAGATTCTAAAGATATAGGATGGAATGATAGTATTATAAATGCAAAACTTGAAAAGAATGTTGATAGTGGACCTAAAAGATCTATTTTTACTGCAGATACTGTAAAAAATGAAATTGATACTGATCCCTATAATGGTGCCTATGATGATTATATTCCATGGTGGTTACAAAAAGATGGAGAAGATGGTGGCAATGGTGGTAATGGTGGTAATATAGTAGATGAAGGATACACAAGAACTAGAGCTGAAAGAAAAGCTAACCCAGGAAGACAGGATCGTGAAGGTGGTAAATATGAAGAAGTTATTGAAAAACCTACATTAGGTGCACAAATATTTGATCTTACAGGAAAGAATATTTATCAATTATATGCTGAGAAAGAATTACCAGGTAAAACTATTGGACAACATCTTAAAGGGGGTCTTACTTTAGGAGCAATTAGTGTTGCATCTGAAAAATGGAAAGATAAATCCCTAGACGCAGAAATTAAACGAAGAGAAGACTCAAATTTAAGATTACATGGAACTAAAACACCAGCGTCTATAGAACAAAGAGCACAAATAGTAGATGATTATGGAACTTCAAATGGTGGAAATGGTGGTAATGTAGTAGATGAAGGATACATAAGAACTAGAGCGGAAAGAAAAGCTAACCCAGGAAGACAAGATAGAGAAGGTGGCGGCAATGGTGGAAATGCAGAAGATGGTGGTAGTGGTACAAAAGCCAGTTATTCTGGAGAAGTTTCTCAAGTTGGTCCAGGAAGACAGGATCGTGAAGGTGGTGGAAATGGCAGTAGTGACAAAGATAACCCTGCAGGAGGCTGTGTAGTTGCAACTCATGCTGTTAATGCTGGAGTATTTGATTTATCAACTAAACGAGAAGCAATTCGTTGGTGTGTAAAAAATCTTCATCGAACATGGTGGGGAGAAGCTATTCGTAGAGGTTATAGATATTATGGTCAAAAAGCTATTGATCAAGGTACTGTAAAAAAGCACTATCAGGAATTTAAAAATTATTTAGCTTTTGCTACAGGTAAAAAAAGAAACTTAAAAAATACATGGACATTTTTATATAGAACAATACAATTTTTTATAAAAGGAATTACAATTTAAAATGGCAATAGATCCAAGAGGACAGGTTACAACAACAGGACTAATGAATAAAGGAAATACTATTTTTACCCCTCCTAATTTATCAGGTTTGACAACTCAGGCTCCTACAGGAACTGGAACAGTTACAGCAACTCCAGGTAAATTAATTAATCCAAAAGTTAAAGTTGAAGAACCTACAACTGATTTAAAAACTTTATTAACGGAACGGCTTAAAGGTATGGATTCTGAAAGTAGAGAACATTTACTTTCAAAATTAATGACGGAAGATGGCAAAGGTTTACTAAAACAGATACTTCCAGAAATATCGGATACAGTTGATAAGGATGTACGGACAAGAGAACCCGTTGTTACAATTCCCATAAAATATATTATGGCAAATATGGAAACATCCGATCCTGAAGAGGCCGTACAGTTATTCTTTGATGCAATTCTTAATCTTGAATTAAGAAATTTACCTAAATCAAAGACAGCTAGCAGTGAAAGATCCCAATCCAACGGGCTGGGATCTAGCACTATTAGTGCAAAAAATGTGCCACCTGGACAAGAACCTACTGAAACAGAAGGTTTAATGACCAGCCCACAAAATATGGAGACAGTATAAGAGCTACCCTTATCCATAAGGCACTCAACCTAAGAGGAAAACATAATGGAAACAGAAGAAAAGGAAGCTACAGTTTCGCAAGAAGCTGAAGCCCCTAAACCGAAACTTGTCAAAAAACCCAAAGCAAATCCTTATAAAAAACATGATGACGAAAGTGATCCTGAAATTGAAGCATTTGCCAAAGGTGAATTAGAGAAGTTTCACAGAGAGAAAGCAGAGACAGCAACCGTTCAAAAGGACACAGAAGC